CCGTTTATACCAAAGCAGTTCTTAAGCATCGTTGGTGCCCAGGTGGCAGCGATGGTTGGGGTCGCATTTTCGATTGATTCATAAGGAGAAAACTAATGGCAAGAATCGATTTACACAACTTCTTCAAATTCTATGATGAGAAGAATCCTAATCACATTAAAGCAGTTCAGTGGTTAGAAGATAACCTCCCTGTTAAGTATCTTGATGATACTGTAGATTGGGCAGAGATTTATAGGGGAAAAAAGACTAGTGCTGCACCAGCATCTGCTCCTGCCGCTGCAGCTCCTGTAACTAGTGGTGATGATATGCCTATGACTGGTTTAAAACTCATTAAAGAGTTTGAAGGTTGTCATCTCAAAGCATATCCAGATCCTCTCTCAGGTGGTCTTCCAATCACTATTGGTTGGGGAACCACTCGTAAGAAGGATGGATCACCATTCCATATGGGTGATACCATCACTCAACAGGAAGCAGATGAGTTATTAACTACCCAATGTAAGAATCAGTTTCTTCCATCACTTCGTAAAATCCCACATTGGGGTGAAATGTCTGACGGTAAAAGAGGAGCACTTCTCTCCTTTGCTTATAATCTTGGTGCTGGTTTTTATGGTGGTGATAATTTCAATACTATCACACGCACACTGAAGAATAAAGAATGGGACAAAGTTCCAGATGCTTTATATCTCTATCGTAATCCTGGTTCTAATGTAGAAGCAGGACTTGCACGTAGAAGAAAAGCGGAAGGTGAATCTTGGAAAAAAGGTTAACCCTATTTACAAAGGAAAATGTCTACTAAGAAAAACGAAAATGCTATGGGACAATTAATTCGTATATGTATCTTGGGTTGGTCTGCGGCTCTTCTTACCGCAAGTTATGCTGGTACTCTTTCTAAGATGGATCCTACATTTATTGCAACAGTCTTCACTGCATCTGCTGCCACTTTTGGTATCAATACAATGAAGAAAGGTGGTGATGAGGAAGATGAAAAGAAGGGAGAACCAAAAAGAGAGGAGTTTGTAGAAGCACCTCCAGAACCACCTGTAGATGAAACTCCAGTAACTTTAGTGGAAAGAGTTGAAGCTCTTGAAACTAAAGCGGAAGAAGGTGAAGGTTTTGTTCAACCCCGTACAGGGGCATAATGGCAAAGTCATCAAACAAAGGTAAGAAAGGTTCCAATGGTTCTAAACAGAATCAGGGGAATGCTACAGCAAAGAAAGCAAAGAATGGTGGAAAGAAAAAATGAGGTATTATGGCAAGAGAGTGGGACACTCCCAATCGTGAGTGTTGGAACAAACCAATACACCAAATACTTAAAGCCATAGATAATCACACCCGTCTTCATTTGGAGACGGGTGATTTTTGGCATGAGGAACAAGCACAGATATTAAGAAAATACGTTAAAGATTTAAAAGTATGGATACACAAAGAGGAGGGGTGGAATGAATGATTTTCCTTGGGGAGTTTGCATAATTCTTGGTTCTGGTTTAATTTTTACTTGTTATTGCATTTACTATATACTAAGGATGGCATATTTGGAAACTAAAGATGAACACCACATTACCAAAGGAAGTAATTCTAAAGGCAGTTAAGAACTGTGTCGCAGTTTATGCCGACAAGAACGATTTCATTGTAGACAAAAGTATTCCTGATTATTGTATTCTTTCTATTGAAGGGACCAATGAGACATCAGACTGGGCAACTAATCTAAAGTTCTTATTCCGTAGTGAAGATACTCACAGAGGATTTAAAGATAATGCAACCAGAACCATTACTGAGTTGGTTCTGAACTATGAGTCATTAGAGAAAGGTAGAAAACTAATTCTTTCGGGACATTCTCTTGGTGGTGCGACTGCGACTGTTGTTGCTGATTTAATGCTTAAGTCTGCACCAGACCTAGCAATCATCACAATTGGTTCTCCACGACCAGGTGGTAGAGGTTTAAGAGAAAGACTGAAGAATGTAGAGCATCTTCGTTTCGTTCACGGTGACGATGTTGTTCCCAAAACTCCACCTTTCTTGACTGGATATGTTCATACTCATCCAGAGATTCATTTAGAAGATGCTGATGATAAGAGATTTGATGGTGTAGAAGACCATAATGCCGTCTATTATTACAACGCAATTGAGAAGTTACTAAAATGAAAAACATCGCAGTAGTTTTTTCAACACTAAGTTTAGTTCTGAGTGGTGCTCTTTGTGTAGGTGCTTATGTTACTTACAAGAAAGCAGAAGCAATTCTCAACAATCCAGAAGAATTTGTTGGTGCTGTTGTAGAGAAACAAGTTAACAAGGCATTTGAAAAATTGCCCATTCCTAAACTAAATACTGGGAAGTTTAAACTCCCATTCTGATGTCATTAAAAGATCCATACATCTATCGTATCAAACAAATTACAAAGGTAGTAGATGGCGACACAATCGATGCTGACATTGACCTTGGTTTTGATATCTCTCTCAGTAAGCGAATACGTCTTGCTGCTGTTGATACTCCAGAGAGTCGCACATCAGACGCAAACGAAAAAAAATATGGTCTTGAATCAAAAGAATGGTTGAAGCATAAAGTAGAAAATGCTAAAAACATTTTAATCAAAACCGAACTCCCCGATAGCACTGAGAAGTATGGTAGGATTATTGGTCATTTATTCATTAACGACCAAGAGACATCATTGAATAATCAAATGATTATTGAAGGTTATGCTTGGACTTATGATGGTGGAACAAAGAAGAAAAACTTTGCTGAATTAGATGCCAAACGTACCAGAAATTCCTGATATAAGATCAAATAATATACAAACACCAAGGGTGGATGTTCCAGTCATTCGTAATCTGGAACCTCCACCTATTCTTGTACCAATTAATAGAACACTTCCAATACCTGTTGTAGATGTTCCTCTTGAAGGCATTCCACAATATGAACCTATTGATGCTCCTACAACTGAACAGTTTAGGAGAATGGTAAATGCCCAACAGGAACCAAAAAAGGAAGAAGAGATACAAGATAAACCCAGAGCACTTCCAGATACTAAATCAATTACTGATGCATTAAAGCAAGTACCACAATCTCAACCTCAAGAACAAGTTGTTCCATCAGTACCAAAAATAGATGCTCCGACTATTACGGTTCCTTATATTGGGGCAATTCCAGTTCCTTCCACCGAAACGGTTGTATTATCTGGCACCACTGCTACTGCTAGTGTTGCTGCGGCTCTTGTTGGGAAATCTATGGTGGAATGGTTGGTAGGAAAAATGAAACCTATTATCAATCAGTTGTTTATCAGGGCAAAGCAATTGATGAACCGAGATCTGACGCCTTACGAGACTCAGTTACTGTTTGCTTTGGAACTGGATAAGAAGACTTTGAAGTTGTTGAAGAAGGAACAAAAGGCTGAGAAATTACTCCAGAAGAAGGTTTTTGTTGAATCACAACAACATCCGCACATATCTTTGCGTAAGGAGAAGCGGGATTAAAGAAAATCCCATTCTTCATTGCCTCTCCACATTTGAGTAATCTTACTAATTCGTAATCTAATCTCGCCTTATCGGTCTCTGCTCTTTGTCTAGCAGTCCAAGTATCTGCAGCAGTCTTACATCTTTCCTGCAATCCACCATCTAAAGGAAATGATAGAGTTGCTGATAGACCAAAATTATTTGCAAAGGTATCTTTCTGACCAGTTCTTTCTAATCCATTAATTCCTGTGGTTGGATCATTATCAATATCAGCATACGCTTCATAAGGTGTTGAACCACTTTTAGATGTGGTCATAAAGGGAGTAAGATTAAATGTTGGTCCCTGACAACTTACTCCACCACCGTATGAATTGGTCACGTATGGACCCTGTAGCACCTGTACTGCCTGATTTGTTACACTTCCTGTTGATGTTGCCTGAGGATTTGCAATCGCAGTTACAGGGGTATCCCCCTCCGCATACGCAGGGAGAACAAATACACTTAGGGCAAGGATTGTTCGTAGGCATTTCATTTTACTGAGTAAATACGGACATTGAATCTGTAACAGATTGAATTGTCGTGGTTCTTTCTACTGTTGTATCTTTAATCAATCCAGGACCCATATAAGTTTCTGAAAACTGAAATGGTTCTCCTTGATTTACAATAGAATATCCTGCTCCAAGAGTTGGAGTTCCTGGAATATTGATATTTGTTCCTGTAACTGTATAACTAAATCCAGTTTGGAAATCTTGTTGTCTAATGACTTCGTTTACTGTTGTGGTGGATTCAGTATGAGAAGTTACAGTACCACTAGTAAAGTTTGGTGTGACTGGCGCTGCTAGGGATGGTAAAGAAAACCCTAGCAGACAAATGCCTGCTAGGATAGATCTCATTTGAATACGCTCAGTTCTACACTACGTTGACCAATAGCAGTGGTTCCTGCACCACCACCTGTAACTGTAAGAGCACCTGTAGAGGTATCAATCGTACCTGCAAGAGTACCTTTCTCACCTGCTAGTTGTGTTGTGTTTTTACCATATAGAGTTGGTGAAGAAATTGCACCATTAGTGACTGTCTGAGAAGTTACTGAACTATCTCCAACGTTTAGTGATTCTGTGAATGTAAATGCTTCTCCAGCATTAACGAGACCAAATGATGTACTTGGAGTTGATCTTGTTGCTGCTGCACTTGATGTACCACCAGTCAATCCAAAACCTGCTCCACTAATGTTAGTTCCACCAACTGCGTAGGAACTACCAATTCTTTCTGTTTGTACCGCTGCACCCTGTACTGTTAATTGAACGGAATCAGTAATTCTTGATGTAATTTCACCCGCAAAAACAGGAGTCGTAAGGAATAACGAAAAGGCTAAAAGAAGTCTTTTCATTTTTCTGTTTTATATAACTGGAAGTATTTATGATGGACACTTTTCAAATTGGACTCCT